AGCCTTCCTGAGAACCCTCCGGGGGTCGAGGATGTCGCCACGGTGGCGAAAGGCGCTCAGATTCTCAATCTGGTGAAAGAGAATCAATTGGTAACGGCGATAGTCGTATTTTTCCTCTGGCAAGCTGGGGCACTTGCCCAGGGGATTAATCTCATCGGGGGTGTCTGCTAATGGCACGCCGAAAGTCTTGGAAGAAGGGTAAGATCTTCTCGAAGGGAAGAAAGCGAGTTCGCTGGATCTACCCGAATGGGAAAAAGAAAGGCAGGAAACTTGTCTCTGCCTCATCCCGAGCACCACGCAGTGGGCGGCGTAGCTGATGGTGCATCGTGCCTGGATAGGTGCGACTGCTGGTGTATTGGGATACATCATACTTGGATTGATAGTGATAGCAATCCCGCACCCCTTGGCCAAGTGGGCAGGGGCTGCTATGCTTTTCCCCGGTCCCATGTATGGAGTGGTGGCCGCTGCTGGAGCAGCGGTTACTATGGACTGGGGACACGGAGGAGAGACTCCACTAGAGGCTCTATCTTCTCGAGAAATCACTAGGATGGTCGGCGGATATTGCGATCCGGACGACCCTCCGTGGTGGTGCTGAGGCTCGAAGAGCCTACAGGTTGGGGCATAAACGGAACGGCCGTTAGGCTGTGAACGTATTATTACCCAACCTGTGAAACAGGTAACTTAGGGGAACAGTGAGCCTTGGAGCGCGGTGAACCGTTAACATTAATAGCGGGGGGCGGGTATCGGCCATTATGCGACAAGTAGCCCCTAGGATACGCCGTGGAGTTCGGTGCATGAAGTGCGGAACGACTCATTGGAGTGATCGACAATGTTGGAACTGTGGTTACAAATGACCGCCTTGTCCCGACTGGTTTTCGGAAATGGACGGAGACCTCGTTGTCGGGGGGTCCATTTCAGACCAATGGCGGTGATTGAATGAAGGAATGCGAGCGTGCATGGTGCACGACGAAGATCACTGATGTGCGGCTACATCAGTGTGCAGCATGTTTGCGCATCCATGGGAGGTGGCCCTATGGCCAACCAGTATAGGCACTGGATGGTGACAGTCCAGCCTGGGCATGTTGGAATCGTCGTAGATGAAATAGACGATTGGGACGAATACACCCTTGGTGTTGTGGAAGAGTTCAGAGAACACTGGCAAAGATTGTCCGAATGCAATGGTATTCGCTATGCGAATGGACAGATAGAAGTTGATTCGAAAGGCTTCTATCACATTCAGGCCTATACTGAATGGACAGCGTCTCTCCGGATTGGCGAAGTTGCCAAACGGTGGTCTGGTCATTATGAGCAACGGAACGGTACGCGAGACCAGGCAAGAGACTACTGTCGAAAGAAAGACACTCGGATAGAGGAACTCCCCACGATTGGGGTGTGGCGTGATGATCCTCACGATAACCATCGTGAGTCTTTGAGGATTAGAGCTCTACGAGCGATAACCGTGGATGGCCTGAGCCCCTTGGCGATCGCCATGGAACTACCCGAGGTTTACTTTGTTCACCACGCAGGGATAACGGCCCTGTGTGATAAACTCGGAATCTTCGATACTTCTCGTGAAGTTGAAGTGCTGAAGGCGACGAAGAGGAGCCATGAAGACAGCAGTGCGGTCGTTGACGTTCTTGACGGGGCCTGAGCCACCGTACACCATCGACCTTGCGGAGTGTCTTTCACTAGTGAATAGACAAGCGTACCGGCAAGGCTATGTCTACCTTGTAGAATCGTTTGTTTGGCAGAATTCTAATCCGAGCACTTGCGGGCTTACTTGCCTACCGACGTCCTGGACTGTGTATCAGTCCTGGAAGAAAGCGAAGCGACTTTGGGATAAGATGAACCGTCAGGCTCATGTTCCTTATCCGGCATACCATGATTACAAAGTACTCTTTGATCAGGTGCACTATGTGCAACGGGTGAATGGTAATTCAAATCTCCTCCCAGTGGATGGTGGATTTGCTGCATTTGCGAATACTGGTCGCGAATGGAAATATGCTCAGTATGTGACCCCGACGGCAGGAGGATCGGGAACAGAGAGAGAGGACGCTTGTCATATGCTTGGAGATGACACGACTGTGAATAATGCTTATCTGGGCACTGATGGAAGCAGTGCCATTATTCAGGGATACGGCGATACGAGACCCACGGTGGGTCTCACAGAGCCTCAATTGCCTGGAGATGCTTCAATCTCCTGGCAGACTGAATTGTTCGACACGGGAGAAACATTGACGGAGGTGATAAACCACCTTGAGGGGTTCAACGACCAACCGCCGTACGCGCATGCTATTGATGCTCAGGGCGGGGACAACCCGATCTACGTAGGAGGTTCGGAGTCGGGTGACTCTGGACATTTATTGGCGAATATTGTTCCGATGACTACGGAGACAGTATACGCTCCAGGAGGAGAGGTCCCTCTGGGCCTAATCCGTATTGCAGGCACCAATGGGGGCAAGTTGACAATCAACCTTGCTCCTGGTGTCTACCAGGGTATTGCAGCCATGCCCATGGGTAAGGTGTCTACATGAGCCTTCCTGAGAACCCTCCGGGGGTCGAGGATGTCGCCACGGTGGCGAAAGGCGCTCAGATTCTCAATCTGGTGAAAGAGAATCAATTGGTAACGGCGATAGTCGTATTTTTCCTCTGGCAAGCTGGGGCACTTGCCCAGGGG